CTCAGTAACACGCCTGCTCTTGCTGCTTTACGAGACAGAGTTGGAACAGCTGCTGCAAGAGGCCACCTTTATGGACTTGATGGAAGGAAACTCTTTATCCGATCAGAACACGCCGCCCTGAATACTTTGCTTCAGTCAGCGGGTGCAATTATCATGAAGAAAGCCTTGATTATTCTTGATAAATATGCTACAATATGGGGTATAGACTACAAATTCATAGGGAATATACACGATGAGATTCAAGCGGAGGTCAGAGCTGACCAATCAGAAGACTTCGGTAGATTGGCAGTTGCAAGCATTGAGGCCGCAGGAAACCACTTCGGACTCCGATGCCCCTTGTCAGGAGAGTTTAAACTTGGAGCAAGTTGGGCAGAAACCCACTGATTGTAACTTAATAGGGGACATGGCTGAACATTACGCAGTCACATGGCTTTGGGATAACGGTTACCAAGTGTTCAAAAACTGTGGATGCACTGGACCTGTAGACCTTATAGCCATGACACCCGAGGGTGACTTGTTACTGCTGGACGTTAAGTCACACCCAAGTACAAACTTATGTGGTAGAACAGATTTACAAAAGAAGCTAGGTGTGCAATATTTACACTTTAATTCTAAAACTAGGAAAATGCGCTTTGTGGAGCATCAATCATGAAAAATATACACACACTAGTGGACGACATTTACAAGCTGATGGAGACTAAAAAACCTGATCGCTCTGTAGATCCTGAAGCTGAAATTGAGAAGTTTGGTGAGGCAGTTAAGGACCTTATGCGTAAGGAGTTCACTAGTCGTGGCTTTGATGGACGTAAGCTACGTTTGTCAAACATTGGACGTGATGATCGTTACCTGTGGAACCATTACAACGGCACTTCCAAGGAGAAGATGAAGCCACATAACTTAATTAAGTTTATGTATGGTCACCTCATTGAGGAAATGCTGTTGTTCCTTGTACGCATGTCAGGACATGAGGTTACGGATGAACAGAAAGTATGCGAAGTGGAAGGCATCGTTGGTCACATGGATTGCAAAATTGACGGTGTTGTCACTGACGTTAAGTCCACAAGCAGCTATGGCTTTAAAAAGTTCAAGGACGGTACATTGGCCTTTGACGACCCATTTGGTTATATAGACCAGATCAAAGCCTATGCACATTCCGAGGGCGCTACGGAGATCGGTTGGTTGGCAATGGACAAGCAGAACGGCCACCTAACGTATCTCAAGTATGACCTAGAGGACACTAATGCCCCTGTGTATGAAGTGCTTAAGGAGTCCATTGTTGACCGAGTACAATACATAAAAAAGTTAGTGGAGCAACCTCAGCCCCCAGCTTTCTGCAACGAGCCTATCGAAGACGGGAAATCTGGAAACTTAAAGCTCGCTACAGGTTGCTCGTATTGTCAGTTCAAGCAAGATTGTTATCCAAACTTAAGGGTCTTCTTGTACTCTACAGGACCAAGGTTCTTAACAAAGGTCGTAAATGAGCCTAAGGTACAGGAGATAAAGCTTGAGCAAATCGACTAAAAACTACGGTATCTATCGGTCAGGACTGGAGAAGAAGTTTGCTGAGTTGACACCTAGGGGTATGTTTAAGTTTGAACCTTTTAACATCCCCTACACAATCCACAGAAACTATAAGCCTGATTTTGTTTTTGATGATTACTTGATTGAGTGCAAAGGTTACTTTAGAGTTGGAGACACACAGAAGTACACCTCAATCAGGGACAGTTTATTATTTCAGGAGTTAATATTCGTGTTGTCAGATCCAAACAAAAAACTTAGGAAGGGAGCAAAGATGACTATGGGACAGTGGTGCGATAAGGAAGGTTTTAAACATTTCACTTTACAAACCGTTGATGATCTGTTAAAGTACATTAAGGATTCTAAAGATGTCATGGACTTTTGATGAGCTGAAGGACAAGGTTGCTAGAGCTTATGATGTAATCCTCCTGTGTGAAATACTTGAGATTTCCGAGGAGGACATACTTGACAGATTCGAGGACAGGTTCCTAAATAACATAGAAGTTTTTGAGGAGGAGATTGACAATGAAACTTAATGACGCAACACCAGAGCAGTGGGATGCAGTAACCAAACCTAAGCACTATAACACTGGAGGCATTGAAGCCATTGACTATATCAAGCAACAGTTAGGTGAGGGGTTTATTGAGTACTGTGAA